GCTAATCAAAATTTATATGGTATCATCGCTTTATTAATAACAGGTAGTAATATAGATTTAAGGGCATTACCATCATATGTTAATTTTTATGGTAGTAATTTTTCAAGTAAAACTAAAATTAAACCATCAAATACTGTTGCAAACGATTTATTCGGAAAATTTTTAGAGGTTGACTACCAAGAATCTTCACCGAAAATTATTCTACAATATATTGGGGAAACCTCAAAATATTTGGATTTGTCTGAAATAAATAAAAGACATAGTTATTTAAATGATGGGTTTGACGTTGGTAATGTTAATAACAATCCATTAATAATAACAACACCTGATTATTTTAATAATGTTGATTTATCAAAATCAAATAAGGTTGTGGCATTTGAAGTTAGTTTTGGTGACCAAAATCAAAATATATTTAAAACAATTCAATTAGATCAATCACAATTTAAAAATACTTACGAATCGATGTTAGCAATCGAAAATTTAAATGCTGGTAGATCGGAACAAGGTGCTGGGGTTATGAGAGTTGATATGGGGTTATTTGATATATATAGAACCGCGTCTTATACCTGTGAAGTTACATGTATGGGTAATGTTATGATTCAACCAACTATGTATTTTTATTTAAAAAATGTACCTTTATTTCATGGTACTTATTGGATTATTGATGTTATGCATAAAATAACAAATAATAATATTGAAACAACATTTAAAGGAGTTAGAATACCAAATAGGTCATTACCTGACCCAAAGGAATCATATTACACAACAAATCGAAATCTTTTCCAAAAAATATTAAACAGAGCGGTTGTTAAGGTTAAAGAAGAGAGTAAATTATTATTAACTGGTATTAAAATTGATGAAGAAACACACACAACAACGGATGGTAATACATTTACAGTTGATTATGGTGATAAAAGACCAGAAAACGAAACACTTATTAAAGAAATGGGTATTACCGAATTTGGGGTACCATATAATGATTGGTTTGGTGAAAAATTCATACAAAAAATTAAAGATAAAAACGGTAATGAATGGTTAAGAACTAGAGTTTGTAAAATGGGAGGTAAAAATAACCCAATACATGATGATCATACAATGGGTTTAGTTGGTAAATTAGAAAATTCTGTTATAAAACCCGGTTATTTAAATTGGAGTGAAATAAAAGATAAACAATTAAAGGTATATTCAACTAATTTTACATTTAAGGGTTCTTCAAATAAAATAATGGGAAGTAAAACTACCTTTGTTAACCCTAATAATTCATTTACACCATATATTGTTAATAGTTCACACCAATTAAATTCTGATGTTGGGGATAGAACTGTGGTTGGACCTATTGATGTTAAATCATCATCAAATGGTTACGGAATGTCTATGTCCTTCCAATTAATGTCCACATTAAAACTATCTGAAGGGGATGTTGTGTACTTTAAAATGGAGTAATAATGGAATATTAAAAAAAAATAGATATTTATATAAAAAACATATAACATGGATTCAAAAATATTAAACAAAACGTTAGATAGATTTATATCTAATAAATCTGTTAAAAAAATATCGGAAACGGAAGAAGAAGTATGTAATTTAGATACTGGTGAATGTTACACAATGAAAAGTAAAGACGGAATCGTTGAAAGATTAAATAAAAAATACTACACAGAAGATGGTAGACAACTTTTACAAGATTAAATTATGTTAGAAGAAAAATTAAACGAGGAAATTTTACGTTTCAAGAGTATTAACAAATACACTAAAACTATGATTATGGAGCAAGGAAGTGGTGGAGCTTTTGAGGAACCACCATTACCAAACGCTGATGAATTAGCATTACCAGGTGGTGAAACTGCATTGCCGGGTGAAGAAGCTCCATTAGGGGGAACACAAACACCATTACCAGGTGAGGATGTTGCACCATTACCAGGTGAGGATTTAGGTGGGGAACCACCTCTTCCTGAGGATGAGGGAACAGAAGAAATTGATATTACTGATTTAGTTAATATGACTAAAAATATTAAAAACAGTTTAGATTCTAACAAAAATGAGAATAATGATGCTATTGCAAAGATGGATTCAGTATTTTCCAAATTAGACGGTTTAGAACAAAAATTAGCACAAATGGACGCTTTAATGAGTAAGATAGATGGATTAGAATCAAAGGTTGAGGATATGAAAGAACCAACACCTGTTGAAAGACTTGAAATGAGGTCACTTGATTCGTACCCATTTAATCAAAACCCAAATGACTTCTTTAGTCAAAAACAAATTGAAATGAAGAAATCAGGAAAAAATCAATATGTTATATCTAAATCAGATGTTTCAGATTACACGAACAACTTAATGAGAACATCATTTAATCCTGAACAGGAAGATGATAATTTTCAATTTTAAAAAATAAAATATAAATAAATAATTATTTTAAGTCTGGACTTTGTTTCCAGACTTTTTTTATGTATATTTTAGTATAAATAAAAATCAATATCTAAAAATTTAGAATTATGACACACAAAAATTCAGTTGTAGCACAATACAACAAAAACAAACAAGCCGCAGGCGGCAATTCACAAAAAATGACTCAAGAAGAGCGTTTTAAACAATACTTTACAACAGTATTACCGAAAGGTGAAACAACTGGTAAACGTACAATTAGAATTTTACCACACCCAACAAATCCTGGTGAATCACCATTCGTACCTGTATATTTTCATGAAATACAAGTGGACGGTAAATGGATGAAACTTTATGACCCAAAACAAGAAGGTGATCGTTCACCATTAAATGAAGTTCACGACGCATTAATGGAAACAGGTTTAGAAGCGGATAGAGAAACTGCTTACTCATATCGTGCACGTAAATTTTGGGTAGTTAAAGTTATCGATAGAGATAAAGAGGAAGATGGGGTTAAATTTTGGAGATTTAAGAATAACGCAAAACAAGAGGGTATTTTAGATAAAATAGTCCCAATTTATGAGAGTAAAGGTGTTATTGATGATATTAACGAAGGTAGAGATTTAACATTAACATTAAATCTTACCAAATCTGGAAATGGAAAAGAATACACTACAATAACATCTATCATACAAGATGATAAAAGTGTTTTACATTCTGACCCAGAAAAGGTTAAAGAATGGTTAGATGTTAATAGTACAAAAACATGGAATGATGTTTACGCTAAAAGATCGGTAGATTACCTTGAAATTGTGGCGTCTGGTGAGATTCCTAAATGGAGTACAGATAAAGGTGGATGGGTTTCAACTTCAACTGAAGAAGAAGATATCACCAAAAAAATCAAAGTTCCTGTGGAAGATCCACAATCGAATGATGATGTAGATGATGATTTACCATTCTAAAAAAAACAAAAATAACCACCAGTAATTTACTGGTGGTTTATTAACTACTTAATAAATTAAAATATGGCATTAAAGAAAAAAGATTTTTCGGATTATAAAAATAAATTTTCAAAACAAGCGTCATTTAAAGCTGATAGATTTTTCGATTTAGGGGAATCATTTTTAAATGCAACGGGGATACCTGGACCAGCTATGGGTCATTTAAATATGTATTTAGGTCATACCGATACAGGAAAAACAACAGCACTTGTAAAAACAGCGGTGGATGCACAAAAAAAGGGTATTTTACCTGTGTTTATTATCACAGAACAAAAATGGGATTTTCCACACGCAAAATTAATGGGTTTTGATGTTGAAGAACAAAGAAACGAAAAAACGGGTGAAGTTTCATATGATGGTTTTTTCTTATTTAATAATCATTTTGAATATATAGAACAAATAACCGATTATATTAATGAATTATTGGATGCTCAAGATAAAGGTGAATTACCATATGATTTATTATTTTTATGGGATTCAGTTGGTTCCGTTCCTTGTAAAATGACATATGATGGTAAAGGTGGAAAACAACATAATGCATCTGTTTTATCTGATAAAATTGGGATGGGATTAAATCAAAGAATTACGGGTTCAAGACGTTTTGATAAACCATATACTAATACATTAGTGATTGTTAATCAACCTTGGGTTGAACTTCCTGATAACCCATTTGGTCAACCAAAAATCAAAGCAAAAGGTGGTGAAGCTATTTGGTTGAACTCATCTTTGGTATTCTTGTTTGGTAACCAAAAAGGTGCGGGTACAACAAAGATTACCGCAACCAAAGACAAGCGTACCGTTAAGTTTGCAATCCGTTCTAAAGTTTCCGTATTGAAAAACCACATCAATGGTTTGGGATATGAAGACGGAAGAATCATTGTAACCCCCCACGGTTTCTTGGCAGGTAAAGATTCGGCAGAAGAGAAATCTTCAATCGAAGCGTACAAAAAAGAACACTCAGAATATTGGAAAGAAATCATCGGA